AGGACTATTTAGATGGTATAGTAAAAGGCGACACTGAACAAATTGAAGCATACAAAGTAAAATGTAATGAAGTAAAAACTATGTGGGCAAAAGATATGGAACCAATTACATTACATGAATATTTTAGAAGACGTGGACTATTAATTTCTCCCTAAAAAGTAGATGAGTGACCCTCTACTCTTTGTGGACACATCAGAGAGTAATGTCACTGTCACAGGTAACCTCCATGTTACAAATCACGTCGGTATTGGGGTGACGACCCCAGCTACAGAGTTACACTTATTAGGTGTAGGAAATGGTTCGAGTCCTAGGTTGAGATTTGAAACCCTAAATAACGGCGTAAATGGCAATTATACCCCGGGTGGGACGGAGATAGGTGGTATGCAATTTGGAGCGGATGACCTTACTTGGGCTACCCAGCATATGTCTTCGGAGATTGTCGGTATACATGATAGTCCGAATTACAGTGGTGCTCTGGGTACTCTTTCGTTCAGAACTTCCACAAGTCAGGGCTCAAATCCCAGTGAGAAGATGTTAATTTCTCCTCAAGGTTATTTAAAATATAATAACCAACCTCGATTTTCCGCTTATTCTAATAGTTCTAACGGAACTTTCAGTGGATTCAACAGTCCGGTCAAGTTAACCAGTACGCTTTACAATGTCGGTAGTCATTACAGTACCTCTACCGGAGGTTTTACAGCCCCTGTAAGTGGTCACTATAGGTTTTCTGTTGCACCGTGGAACAACAGCGCCTCGGAGCAACAGTACAGTATGTGGTATAGAACGTCTAATTCGGGAGCATGGGATGATATAGCACCTTATAAATTATTAGGAGGATCTGCAACTGGTGATGAAATGATATGGACTAATAGAGAATATCGAGGATTAGGTCATCCTACGTTTGATCTTTATGTCCCAGCCAATTATCAAATAGCGTTCGGTGGACGTGGGGGGGCGTCAGTTACAATTTATAGAGCACACTCATTTTTTTCGGGTGAATTAATTTCAATTGCATAATATATGAACGCGTACGTCTCCCTCGTCCCAGAAACATTAGAAATCGTAGATAGATTTAGAGGTACGCAGAGCGACGTAGAATCTAGATCTTCTGATTTGGAACATGTCATAGTTCCACCGGAAATGAACTCAGATTTCGTAATACCCAGTCGTAATTCAGAAACCGATGAAATAGAATTTACGGTAGATACTCAAGCATTCGAAGTAGAAACTCAAAATTGTATTCAATCTCTATGGGTAATGTTTAGAGGTGAAAGAAAGCAACGTCTTTCAGAATGTGATTGGGTTGTGAGTGTATCCGACTCACCTTTACCACAAGAAAATATTGATGAATGGAAAGTGTACCGTCAAGCCCTTAGAGACTTACCCTCGGTAACTGAAGATCCAAAAAATCCTAACTGGCCTACTCCACCCAATGTATAAAAAAACCTCCGTAAACAGTAGATGAGTGAACCTCTACTCTTTGTGGACACATCAGAGAGCAATGTCACTGTCACAGGTAACCTCCATGTTACAAACTCACTCCATATATATAAAGCGGCTGCTGAAGGTACGTCTGGACTGTTCATAGAAAAAGCGAGCGGTGGTGCAGGAACTACTGCCGCTTTATTCTTCGGCGTGAACGCTCCGACCGAGAACCCCGGAGTCGCGAAAGCCGCTATATTTTATGAACGCAATTTGGTGAACGGACGTGGTGACATAAAGTTTTGTAATGACGCAGTCAACGATACGAACGCCGTCACCACTGCAGCCGCTGATACGAGGATGATTATTCAAAATAATGGAAACGTGGGAATCGGTACAGTCTCACCCGATACAGCTCTACATGTGAATGGTATCATAAAACAAACAGGGGCGAATTGGGCACTTACAAATGGAGGTGTCAGTACTTCAGCAAATCACGGGGCTCACGCACCTGATTTCGCGCATTTGAATAGAACTTTATCTACCCCTACGGGTGTAACGTTGACTCACGTAAATCAAGGTGGTTTAAATACAAGATCGCGTATCACGATAAATACAGCTGGTAAATATGCTATGTATACCAACGGATTTAGACAAACTGGTACATCCGATACAACAGAAATATTTATATATAAAAATGGGGGGTACCAGTACGTCCGTGCATATTCGGGACCCAACGGTACAAGTAATTATGCAACTGCGGGTAGTGCCTATACTATCATGGATTTAAATGCGAACGATTATGTAGAAGTGTATCTGAATCAAGCAACATTCCATGGTAACGATTCCGTCTATTTCGCTGGTCATCTCATCGCCTAAGTCCGGCAAGAACATCTGGTGGGAGACACGTGTAACCGTTCGTGGCGATATACTTAACACCTCCTTTTAATTCCTGTCCTCGATGGAGGTACGTGAAGGTACTCGGAAAAATTACGAGTTTTCCCGTTTTCGGTTGAATGCATTTTCCGCAACTAAACTCTGTCGCTCCATCATTTTCCTCGTCTACGTCATTTAAATAGAGTATATACGTAAAAGTTTTGAAACTCGTGGGAATGTTAGCGTCACTGTGCCAGTGATAGAATTCGCCGGGTAAGGTTCTTTGAATCTGAGGTGGGTACACGTGACTATCCCTCATAACAGCATCCAATAACTGGTTACGGTCGAGGGGTTTTATGTGTATTCTGTATTCATTTCTAGCACGTTCCAACACTTCATCGAAATAGTTTAATTCATCGTCCCAGTGACCGTTTCCATATAGTCGTATCTCGGTACTTCGCTTGTATCCCGTATCGAGTCCTTTTGTAGTCGTACCGTTTCGCTTATTATCACCTTTCTCGAACTTATCGATGATTCGAGCACATATTTCGGATGGGATGAAATTTTCCCGTTCATAAATGAACTCCATATATAGTTAAAAAAATAAATCTTTATATAACATAATGACACGGTTAGAAGATTCGTCTACGGTCACATATACAAAAAACAGTGATGGTTCGTCGTCATGTACAATCCAAATTAATCCCATAGGTACAAAATGTATGGAAGTGATTGCAGCAAAACCCGAAGAGTTTATAGAAAATTACTTTAACGTCCGTATAAAGAATCAGGGTGAACAAATCATAAAGAGTAAGATGGATTCCCTGATAGAGCAAAACAAGCTTGAGGAGATGAAATCTATGGAAGCAACTATCCTAGAATATGAAATCTCGAGTCGAGAACCACCCACATTATAATTTTCGTTTCCTCTAAAGTGTGACCCAATGTATAAAAAACCTCCGTAAATAGTAGATGAGTGAACCTCTACTCTTTGTGGACACATCAGAGAGTAATGTCACTGTCACAGGTAACTTAAATGTTACCGATTTAACTACCCTAACAGGTGACACTCGTATCACTGGAGATATGAGTGTCACTGGAGATCTAAATGTCATAGGAAACTTATCTAGAACTCAATACAGACCGGGTGAAATTATTGAAGAACTAAGCTCGATTTGCGATGGATCACAGATAGAGCTTACTTCTGGTACATATACCGTACAAAACGTGACAGCTACACAACATGGAAATACTACACACACCGCGGTAACGGGAAGTACGATCGCGTACACTCCACCACCTGGTACAAAGAGAGTGTATTATCGTTTTTCGTATCAATGGGACAACGCAGAAAACTCAGGTATATCGCATCACCAAATGCAAGTTGATGGAACTACTCTAAGGGATTCGATGCATACAATCGCTTCAAACTATGCATCGACCAATTGGCATCATGCATTGTTTCCTGTGTTTATTGAATATACGATTGACTGTAACGCTTCATCAACTAATGCAGCAGCTGGAAAATTTACCTCGTGGACCACTCCAAAAACGTTAAGAATTACGTATAGAGAATACAATGGATCATACGAATCCAGATTACACTTTAATGAATGGTGGAATGGTACTAGCGGTGGGGCGGCGACGCCAGTGAGACCCCACTTAACAATACGAGCGATAGCATAAAAACCTCCGTAAACAGTAGATGAGTGACCCTCTACTCTTTGTGGATACATCAGAGAGCAATGTCACTGTCACAGGTAACCTCCATGTTACAAGTAATTTAAGTGTTATTGGAGGTATCACAGGAGATACGAGTGTCACAGGAGATACGAGTATCACTGGAGATTTGGACGTGAGTGGAGATGTTCATATAAGTGGGTCACTGATAAAAACAAGAGCACGAATGATTCGTTTGGAATCGGGTAATAGATATTTTACATCGGACGGGTGGCAAACCTACGTTCCTTATGGAGAAGCGTGGACAGCTTATTCAAGTGATCCTTTATACTCAATTTCAATTACAGGAGACTGGGTTGACGGAGCCCGAGCAATACATTTAAGAATAGCCGTTAAAAATCAACGCACCAATGTAGTTACATATTTTCCAAGTAGCTCTGGTTGGATAAAATACATGTATATAAATAGAAACCGCTTAGATGGACATATGTATCTCGGAATTATGTCCGGTTTAATATACGGTGATTCATATAAAGTCCAGCTAGAAGTGGACCCTAATAGCTCGAGCAACTACAGGTGGCACTCGCAATACGGAACCCTTACAGGTCTTGTATGGGATTAACGAACCCACTTTGCAAAAAACCTCCCTAAACAGTAGATGAGTGAACCTCTACTCTTTGTGGACACATCAGAGAGTAATGTCACTGTCACAGGTAACCTAAATGTTACAAGTAATTTAAGTATTATTGGAGGTGTCATAGGAGATCTAAATATCACGGGAGATACGAGTATCACAGGAGATTTGGACGTGAGTGGAGATGTTCATATAAGTGGGTCACTGAGAAAAACAAGAGCACGAATGATTCGTTTGGAATCGAGTAGTAAGTCTTTTACATCAGACGGATGGCAAACCTACGTTCCTTATGGCGATGCGTGGACAGCTTATTCAAGTGATCCTTTGTACTCAATTTCAATTTCAGGAGACTACGTTGATACAAGTGGACGAGCAATACATTTAAGAATAGCCGTTAAAAATCAACGCACCAATGTAGTTACATATTTTCCAAGTAGCTCGGGTTGGATAAAATACCTTTATGTTGATCATAGTCGCTTAGATGGACATGGGTATCTCGGAATTATGTCCGGTTTAATATACGGTGATTCATATAAAGTTCAGCTAGAAGTGGATCCTAATACTGCGAATCCGTACAGGTGGCACTCTGCATATGGAACCCTTACAGGTCTTGTATGGGATTAACGAACCCACTTTGCAAAAAACCTCCCTAAACAGTAGATGAGTGACCCTCTACTCTTTGTGGACACATCAGAGAGCAATGTCACTGTCACAGGTAACTTAAATGTTACCGATTTAACTACCCTAACAGGAGATACGAGTATCACAGGAGATACGAGTATCACGGGAGATACGAGTATCACTGGTGAACTCTCTGTGAGTGGTCCTACTACCGGTCCGAATCATGGGTCGGCATCGATGCTTTATTTACTTAATTCGCCTTATATAAAAGAATGGCAATGGACGGGTGGTATTAGTAGTGTACTTCGCGTCACATTCACAACATCAGAACTACCTACGAACTGTAAAGCTATATACGCAGACGTATTTATGCCACAACATAGCGCCAACGATCATGTTGGTCATGCTTTGGGTAAAAATGTAGGACAAATGACAATGTGGACAGCCGGTAGAAATGTTCGCCCTTCGTCCCAATTTGGAAACTTGACGGCGCAGCAGTGTTTTTTATCTATGCCGGGGCAGAGTGATGGATTTGAATATTTTTACGGTAACTGGTGGAATTCGTGTATCATACCACTCGATACGGGTAATAAAATTTACCATACAGTATCGGGTGAAGGCGGTAGTACCCAGTCGTGGATATACATGATCGTTAAAGGATATTTTTATTAAGGTGGCTACCAGCGACGAAGCTGTCTATTACACACATTCAACATTGTATCTTAGATAATTATTATCTACCCTTATATTAATTATGGCAACCCATACATTAAACTTTCCAGGTGTCAATCTGAATGCCAGTGAAAGTACAGTTGATACCGCTACAATTGGTACTGGTGGTCTTATTGTTGATACCGATACACTGGTAGTCAATGCATCTACAAATAGAGTTGGTATTGGTAGTGATGCACCAAATGTAAGTCTAGATGTAGGTGGTGGTGTAAATATCAGTGGTATGACAGAATTAACTGGTACAGATCATGCGACTGATGTTAATACAGGTACTCTTACGGTTGCCGGTGGTATAAGTACACAAACAAACTTACACGCATTAACAGTATACACACATGGTGGTCTTGTTACTAACAGATCAGGTACATGTAAAAAAACATATTCTTATACAACAACTTTACAAGCCGATGCATCGGTAAGTACTGCAACCTTCACTGTTGTTTTTTCAAATCATGTATTTCAGTCGAGGATATACGCAACATTAGTTGAAGGTACATCTACAGTAAGTAGTTTTATACAAGACGTTTGTGGTGGTCATATTACTGGTGGTACACCTGCAAATATAGTATTAGGTACTACAACAGTGGTTGGACATAGTGGTGCACCGTGGTCTAGTGTAACATCAACAAATACAAATACAGTGGAGTATAATGCTAATGAGGCTATCGTGGGTGCTGGGTATTATGATATATTTGTTGAATATCTTTCATCACACCCGGATGGTAGAGTGTTAAAATTTACAAAAGGTTCAGAGCTTGGTGGGCAAGTGGATGCAATTACGTTTAATTATTAAGTTTAAAAAATTGTATAGTAGTAATAATAGGATGACGACACTTATCCAAACATTCGGAGGAAATATAGGGATAGGCACCAACGATCCAGGAAGTTATAGGCTACGAGTGGATGGTGGTGTTAGAGTATCTTCTTTAGAAATTGGGGGGGTTGGTAATGCAATCGCCCCAACTGGTTTAATTGGATTGTGGCATGGACTTTTAGCTACTATTCCTACAGGGTGGGTTATATGTGACGGTACTAACGGAACTCCAGATCTAAGGGATAAATTTATTCGAGGTGCTTCAGGGGATGATGTACCTGCCACGACGCGGGTAGGTACTGTAGGTGGGTCGAATAACACGACCCTAACCGAACCTATGTTAGCCTCACATAGTCATCCCGTTACTGTAAGTCAAGGAAATACTCAAGATAATCACAGTCATAATACAAGTACAAACAACGCTCAACACACGCACGGGTCGAATCAGCAAGGTAATCACCGTCACCCAATAAACTATATTAATTGGCGACAAGCGCCGGGTTGGGTTAATCATAACGTCGGTGCGCAGGTTGGTGGGCAGTGGGCGTTTCACGCGAACGAATATATACCAGTCGATACCAGCATCAACCAAGGAGGGAATCACAATCATGGTGTCCCCTACCACAACGCGGGTCATACACACCCCCAAGGTGCACACCCCACCTCCCCTGCACCACATTCCCATCAAGCAAGTTCAGGTACCCGCGCCGAATGGACTGGAGATGATATACCCGTAACAAATCCATATTATGCACTTTATTATATCATGAAAACATAATACGTTTAATTATTAAGTTTAAAAAATTGTATAGTAGTAATAACAATGACAACGAAGGTTGGTGTCTTTGGAGGAAATATCGGGGTAGGCACCAATGATCCCGGAGATTATGATCTAGATGTAGTTGGTTCACTTCGAGCTAATACAGTCGATTTCGGTGACGCTGCTAGTGCACATATCCCATCCGGTTTTATTATGATATGGAAAGGTTTTCAAAGTAATATTCCTCCAGGTTGGGTTATATGTGATGGTGCTAACGGAACCCCTAATCTAACGGATAAATTTATTCGAGCTGCTTCAGGGGATGTAGCGTCACCGACGATCGCCACAGGTATAAATACTCAAGGTGGGTCGGATAACACGAACCTGACTGATGCAGCTATGTTAGCCTCACATAGTCATCCCATTACTGTCGATACTGGGAGTGCCCCACATAATCATAACGTCCAAACTCGAAACATTTACCACAATCATAGCAATAACGCAGCCGGTGATCATATACATTCGGTTTCGAAATTTAATTGGCGACAAAATCCGGGTTGGGTTAATATGAACGTATGGGGTGGTGGTTACAATCAGTTTGCAATTCACTCAAATCATTATTCCTCCGATGTCTCGATAGGATACACCGGAAATCATACCCACAACTGGGGAAACAACTCTTCCCCACATGGTCATCAGGGAAATTATGCAGATGCACCACATGGACACCCAGCGAGTTCAGGTGATACAGGAACTGGAGCTACTATACCCGTAACAAATCCATATTATGCACTTTATTATATGATGAAAACATAATACGTTTAATTATTAAGTTTAAAAAATTGTATAGTAGTAATAATAGGATGACGACACTTATTCGTACATTTGGTGGAAATATAGGGATTGGCACCAATGATCCAGGAAGTTATAAACTACGAGTGGATGGTAGTGTTAGAGCAACTTCTTTAGAAGTTGGGGGGGTCACTAATGCACATATTCCGAGTGGTGCAATTGGAATATGGCATGGAAATTCAACTGATATTCCTCCAGGTTGGGTTATATGCGATGGTGCTAACGGAACTCCAGATCTATCGGATAAATTTATTCGGTGTGCCAACGGGGATGACGTACCTGCTACCACATCTGTAGGTACTGACGGTGGGTCGGATACCACGAACCTGACTGATGCAGCTATGTTAGCCACACATAGTCATCCCGTTAGTGTCAGTGATGCAAATTCACCACACAAGCACAACGTAGGAACTGGCTACGCCAACCATAGTCATAGTCAAAGCGGCGGCGGCGGCAGTCATAGGCACACCGCGACCAATATTAATTGGCGACAAAATCGATACTACATTAATAATAATGTCGGTGCACAGGTTGGCGGGCAGTGGGGAACTCACGCCAACTCGCAGATCCCGGCCGAGGTCACGAATTATGCGGCGCTTCACTCTCATAATTTACCGACAAAACACATACCACATAACCATACGGGGGGCTCTAACAGATCTGTACATACCCACCCAGTGAGTTCGGGTGATACAGGAAGTGGAGATGCTATACCCGTAACAAATCCATATTATGCACTTTATTACATCATGAAGCTGTAATTTTATATTTTATATCGTAGTGACTCACACTTAAAAAAATAAAGTCTCACTATAATATAAAATGTCTGGTGGTATTGCCCAACTCGTCGCCGTAGGTGCACAGGACGTGCACCTAGTAGGCCAACCCGAAATCAGCTTTTTCAGGTCTACCTATAAGCGCTATACTAACTTCTCTCAAACCGTGGAACGCCAGGTTATCCAGGGTAATGTTTCAAATGGTGGTATGAGCACCGTGCGTTTCGAGCGCAAGGGTGACCTTCTCAACTATGTGTACTTAGTATGCAACAATGGATCTCTTGTACAAGCGGAGTCTGATTGGACTGATCTTATTGACAAGGTCGAGGTCCTCGTGGGTGGACAGGTTATTGATGAGCAGGATTCTACTTACTCTACCCTAATTGCTCCTACTCTCTCCGCTACCACTTCTTCCAAGTCCGTCGCGGGTGATCTTTTCGGTGGTTCTACAAATGAGAACTTCTACCCTCTCCGTTTTGCTTTCTGTGAGAATTGGCAGACTGCTCTTCCACTCATTGCCCTCCAGTATCACGACGTGGAGCTTCGAATCACATGGGGTGCTAACGCCAGTGATTCCAGTCGCAAGTGGGATATCTATGCCAATTATGCGTACCTCGATACCCAGGAGCGTGAGTTTTTCGCTTCCAACCCTCAGAACTTACTGATTACCCAGGTCCAGAAGACTATTAAGTCTGGTGCCAAGATTCAGGAGCTTAACCTGAATCATCCCGTCAAGTATTTGGCGGCTGCT